GTGAGCCCCTGTAGCACGACGCCGTACTCGTCCACGTCGCCCGACACGGTGTACGTGGCATTCGCCCGATGCAATTTGCCGTTCGAGACGAGTACCTCGTATGCCACCACGAAGGCCCCGACCCCACCCGTGAACCCCGCGCCGATCGAGGCGACGATCTGCCGGCTGACGTTCGAGGCCGCCTTGAACGCCTCGTGAAATCCGCCCACGGCGTCATCAAAGAACCCGCCATCCTGCGTGAACGTCGCCTTCGACATCCCGACGGGGGTGTGTTCCTCGTGGTCATCGCCCAGGCCGTGCGTGGGTTCGGTGATCGATTCGGTCTTGGCTGTGACGCCTTGCACCTTCGCGGCGAGCAGATTCACGCCGTCGACCAAGAGCGTGGAGAATTGTGCAGAGGAAGACTTCGCCATCTACAGCGTCCTTTCGGGGTAATCGAAACCGCAGCGGCCGCAGATGTCGTGCACGACGCCAAAGCCGCCGGACAGTACGCGCAGGTCCGCGCCAGCGCCGCACTTGGGACAGGCGGTGTCGCGCGCCTTCCGCGCCGGCTTCCCGGACGGGTCCACAATCACGGGCGTCTCGTCAGCCATCAGGCGGCCACCTCCTCGAGCACGAGGTCAAGATTGGTCACGAGCTCTTTCACGACGACGCCGGCGAGCAGCTCATCCGGCAGGGGGATCGTTTCGATCTCCGGCAACGGGATCCCACTGCAGACCGTGTAGCCCTCGACCACGAGCGGCACCGTGAACAGCAGCTCAATCGCCCGCGCCATCACGATCTGCGCATCGCGCATCGTCCCGTAGTTGCTTTGAAAGACGTGGATCCGAAGGGTGATACCCGGCATCGAGCCCTGACCAGGCCGGGTGCCGAGGCCGCCGTAGTTCGCCTGGTGCAACAGTTCAAACCAGAGGAAGGGATACTGCGGATCGGACGGCACGTCGGTCTGCACGCCACCTGGGACCAGCGCGCCGAGCGCCTCATCGGTGAGGAGGAGGGCATAGACGGCGTCTCCCAGCGCGGTCAGTGGCATGTACGGCATCAGACCGTCTCCCCCGCCTCGAGGAACACGAACTGGCGCCCGTCGCCATCGGCGATCACGCCGCTGATCTCGAGCGTATGCACCGGCGAACCCGCCGGCCATTGCGGCGTCCACACGATGCGCATCTCGTCGGTGATCCCGCCGGCATCGACCGCATGAATCCGGAACCGGTAGTCGAGTTGCCCCTGGAGCGCCTGCACCTGGAGCTTTTCCCACGCCTTGACCGGGATCGCTTCCGCGTGGATCGCGCGCAGGGCTTCCCAGCCGATCTTGCGACCGCCCTGGGCGTCACTCACGTACGTCACCGTGATCGTCCCGGTGGCCGGCGTGGCGAGCGTCCCAAGGACCGGATAGGTGAACGTCGTCGGGCCCGTGACGGTGATCTTGACCTTGCCGCCGTAGCCCGTGGGCGTCGTGCCGGCGATCTGGACGAAGTCGCCCGTCGTGAACCCGTGGGGCGTGGCCGTAGTCACGGTCGCCGTCGCCGACGTGCGGGTGAGCGTCGCCACTGGGACGGGGTCCGGAAGGTTCTCTTGGATCTCGATCGACTCACGGAGGACGGGGTCCGGGGGCGCCATCTACGCCACCACCACCGGGCGCCAGTTCGCGATCGCCTGCTCGTAGAGCTGGAGCGCCATCGCGTCTTTGTTCACGAGGTAGTCCACGAAGAACCCGACCGCGTCTTTCAACGGCTGCGGGACAGCCTCGGGTGTTGCCCAGCCAGAGACGATCCGAATCACGTACGGACGAAAGGGTCTCAGGTCACTCGCCCACGCGCCGCCGATCGCCAATCCAATCCGCGCGCTCGCCAAATCGACGACGTAGTTCGCGGGATCGAGGACGTGCTCGGCGCCGGCGGAATCCGTCGAGGTGATCGAGGTGACCGACTGCAACGGTCGAGACTGCGACGGCAACGTGAGGATCGGCCCTGCGATCGCGTCGTACGAGACGTCCCGGGTTTGCTCGATCAGCGCGAGTCCCGTCTCCTGCTCGACCTGCATTCGGGCCGACGTGATGAACCCCGGGATCAAGCCATCGAGATCCGTGCCGGTGAGGCGTGCGTACAGCTTCGCCGTCGCCAGGTCGATCGGCTCGCTCTCGGGCGGCGTCACGAGCACCGACACCGCATGCGGGGCGACCCCCTGGCGGGTGCCGTGGGCCCAGAACGGGGGCTGCACGAGGGTCACCGGGCCTTCTTCTTGGGGCGTCGAGCCGTCCCGGTCGTGCGCGTCTCCGTCGCCTGGACGACGTCCGCCACGAGCGGCGCGGCGCCGGCGAGTCCCGCATCTGGAGCCGGGGCGGCCGCAGTTCCCAGCGGAGCCGACGGCGCCGCGGCATCTCGCTGCGGGAGTTGTGCCACACGGATCGGCCCACTGTCCGCCGTGCACGCGGTGTGCGCGTGGCCGCAGATCGGGCAGGGGCCGGGATCCTGACGGAACATCGGCCTACTTGACCGCGCCCGTCACGCCGAAGGTCACGGACTGGCCGGCGCTGCCACCGATCGTACACACGGCCTGCACTTCGTCCCGAAAGCCGTCGACGGTGAGGGTCTGCGCACCGGCGTCGGTCTTCTGCGTGAACGCCGCGCCGACGTTCGCCCAGGCGCCGCCGTACGCGCGGGTTTGCAGTTGCACGTCGAGCGTCGGCGCCGTGCCCGCCTTCGCCGTGACGGTCAGGGTGAAGTCGCCTTCGCCGTACTCGGCGCAGTTCTGCGCCGGGCCGGTAAAGGTGACCGTGTGCGCGGCCGGCGCCACGAGTGTCAGATCCTGGCCGCGCACGTATTTGTTCTGCGTGGCGTCGTAGCGTGGCTGTTCCATTGTCGAGACTCCTTCGAAGCGCGCGTGAACCACCTCGGGGGCAAGGACGCGAGCCAGCGCGCGGGCCGGCTCGCCATCTAGCGCACTGCTGCTGCCTTACGCCAACCCCGTCACAGTGCCGAAGGCCGATTCTCTGTACACCGCCAGCGCGAGGCGCTCCTCGAAGAGCACCGCGGTTTTGTTGTAGACAAACCAGTCGCTGTGACTGTTCGTCGCGACCACGACCACGCCGCCCTTGCGGAAGATCTGCGCGGAGCCGCGGAAGTCGCCGACGAGGCCGAGGTTCGCCGCGATCTTCGAGGTCTTGACCACCGGCAGGCCCCACAGCATCGGCGTCTGCGGCGCGGACCAGGGCCCGGTGCCCAGGTAGTTGCCGGCGGCGTTCTTCGTGAGCTGGATCGTCTGCCAGTTGGCAGGATTCAGGACGATGCCCGTCACGGGGACGAACGACGTCGTTTCGATCTTGCTGATCTCTTTCAGGATCGCGTCCGCGTTGCTGTCCGCGCCGCGCGCTTGCGCCGCGGCCAACCCGGCCCGATCCAGAATGCCGCTGATGTTCGGCGCGGTGCCGTCGCCGTTGAGCAGCGCGTTGTCTTCCGCGAGCTGCAAGCCGTACCGCCCGCGCGCATCGATCATCGAGCGCATGGCCGGGATGTCCTCGAGCGCCTCACTCGTGACCGCGAAGAAGTGGGCGATCTTCTGCACCGGATCGGTCGCCTGTTCGTAGACGAGGGCCGATTCAGGCTTCGCGGCGCCCTGGGCCACGGCGGCCGCGGCGTTCGTGAACGTGGTTTCCTTGAAGTAGATGATCGCGTTGCTGTCGGTCGTGCCAGGTGCGATGAGGTCGGCGATCGTCGGGGCCTGAAACCGCAGGTCGACCAGGCCGGGGCGATAGTCCGGCACGATCAACGGCCCGCCCGAGCCCCCGGTCGTGTCGATGAGGGTCGCCCGGTACTCGACGCTCGGTGAGACCCACGCCCCCGCGTTCCGGTGCCGACCCTGGCGGAAGAACTCGCCGGCTTCGGCCGCGAACATTTCGCCCATCGATCGGTACTGCCGGGCGGACGGGTCTGCGGCGGCACCACGCGCGGGCGCCGGGGGCGTCATGCCGGCGGTCAGCCGATCAATTTCGGCCATCTGGGACTGCTGGCCTTCGAGGCGGTCGATCCGGGCCCGTAAGTTCTTCCCCTCGTCGATCAGCGCCGTGAGCTCGGCCATCTCGGCGTCGGTCAGGGCGCGGTTCTCCTGCTCGGCGAGGGTGCGGGACTTCTGGCTGAGGGTCTCGATCTGGGCTTTCTTGGCGGCCAGGTCGCGTTTGAGGGCGTCGATGTTCATAGGCTCTTCTTTCGGTGAAGCGGTCCGTTACAGGTCGAGCAGCGCGCCCGCGAGGGCGAGTTGCTGGGACTGCCGCCGACGGTCCTGGGCCGTGACCCTGACGGGTTCCTGGGCCGTGCCGGTGGCGTGCAGAGAGCTGAGGGCAGACGCGGCCGCGACGGCACTGAGCCGCGCGATCGTCGCGTCCAAGGTGTCAATCCGATCGACCATGCCGGCAGCCAGGGCGTCGGCCGACGTCAGCATCCGGCCCTGGCCGTACCCGGCTTCGACCGCGGCCGCGGAGACGTGCCGGCCCGCGGCTACGGCTTGCAGGAACCGGGCGTAGTACTGATCGACGGTGGCCTGGAGGGCGGCCTTCGCGTCCTTTGAGAGCGGCTCGAAGGGATTGGCTTCAACCTTGTATTTGCCGGCCGAGATTAGGGTCGTTGTGACGCCGAGTTCGTCGAGCATCTTGCTGACGTCGTCGTGCGCGGTGAACACGCCGATCGAGCCGACTTGTCCGCCGGGTGTCACGATGAGCTCGTCCGCTTGGCTCGCCAGCCAGTACGCGGCCGATGCCGCCACGCTGTCGGCCACGGCGACGATCGGCTTGAGGCCTCTGGCCGCGCGGATCTCGGTCGCGAGTTCGTCAATGCCGTAGACCCCGCCTCCGGGTGAGTCCACCGCGAGCACGATCGCCTTCACCTGGGCGTTATCGCGGAACGTGCGGAAGTCGCGCGCGAGCGTCTCGGTGGACGTGCCACCACTCATCTCGGCGAAGAGATCCATCCGCTGGGCGATGACGCCGAAGACCGGGAGCACGGCCACGCCGGCGCCGTTGATGCGCGGGTCCTGGCGCGTCGGCGGATCCCCCCCGAGGCGCGCGCGCACATCCTCCGCCGTCAACGTGAGTCCAGCCGATCGGAGCTGCAGGAGCGACTTGATCGCGGCGAGCTTCGCCGGGAGGATCGCCCACGGCATGTCCTGTACGAGCGTGATGATCCGCGCGTAGCGGTCAGCCATGGAGCGGCTCCTTCACCGGCCGGTTGCGGGCGAACGCGGGCGCGCCCGCCTCGAGCAACGCGACGGTCTCGAGGTTGATCGCGTGTGCCCAGGCGTCTTGTCCGCCGAGGTCGTGGCTCAATTCCGCGTCCCATCGCGCGGCATCGAAGAACAGCGCGCGTTCGTCCGCGGGCATTTTCAGGATCCGGTCGGACTGCCGCGCCCAGAACTGCCGGATGATCGTCTCGGCCGCGCTGTCGGTCGCATCGCCCGGCTTGGTCATCATCGGCGCCGTCGCCTTCTCGGGGTGCGCGGTCGCATCAGACGGGCCGCCCTGTTGGGGCGCGACGGTGTCGAGCTCGGGGTCGTCGAGACGCGGGAGGTTGTCGAGGGCGCGGCCTTCGTTCACGGTGCGCCACGGGCGGCCAATCGAGACCTGCATGGAGGTCGCGCGCTCTTCCGGTGTGCCGGCGAGCTTCGCCGCCACGTTGTACTCGAGGTAGATGCGATCCTGGTCATCACATTCAGGGAGCACCTGGCGTTCGAGCTCCTGGATGATCATTTCAAACGTTGGGCCGAGCACGTCCTGGTAGAGGTTCTTGTGTTGCTCTCGGATGTTGCTGAAGGTGGCGTGATCGAGGATGCCGACAAACGGTTGCGGGGCGTGCCAGCCGGCCGCGGAGACCTCGCGCCGCGCCTTCATGCCGGCGATGTACTCGGCGTCTTTGGGGGAGAACGATCCGGCCTTGAAGGACCAGCCCGGTTCCAAGAGGGCGACCTGGCCCGCCGCCGACCCGGTGTGGCGCGCCTGCCACTGATCGCGCCAGGCGTTCTTCTGGTCGGGCGACCACTTACCGGCGGGCGCGTCGGTCGCCTGTTCGATGACCCCCTCCTGGCGGGACGCGTTGCGCCAGAAGCTTTCGCGATGTTCACTGGCCGCCGCGTCTTCGGCCGCAATGGATCGCAGCGTCTCGAAGAGGGAGAGCCCGCGCAAGCGATCGATCGGGTTGTACCCGTTGAAGTAGACGATCTCAGACGGGGGAAACGCGCGCTCTTGCCCGTTCGAGGTCCAGCGGAACTCAGCGGGTAAGACCCCGCCCTGGATCGCCATCTCCTGGGGCGGCAGCGCGAGCAGGCCGATCTGGGCCCCGGCGGCGTCGTCGTACCGCACCTTGAGCCAAAACGCCTCCATGTAGACCCCGAGGTCGCCCATCAGGGTTTCGAACAAGCGATAGCCGGTCGTCGCGGGGTTCGGGTATTTCAGCCAGCGCGCGAGTGGGTGATTCGTGAGCCGAACCCGATCGGTATCCGAGACGCGGCGAAACACCTGGGGCGGTGAGAGATGCGCGACGTTGCGCATCAGGAAGTCGATCGGGATCCGCATGTTCGGATCCCGGCGATAAATCTCGGCATACGACTGGTGCTGATCGTACAGGCGTAACGAGGAGCCGTGCGATCCCCACGTGGGCTGTTGGGCGGTGAGCGCCTGCAGTCCTTCGAATGTCCGGACGATCACGGGGCCACCTGCAGGAAGGCGATCCGATCGCGATGCACGACGACGTCGCCGGGAATCTTCCCGGGCACCTGGCCGGCCTTGAGGGGTGAGCACTCCTTGAGCGTCAGCCACCCGCCCCGGTACGCGTACAACACGCCCTCGATCGCTTCCGTCGGGTCGTGCGTGAAATTCACAATCACGCGACGCAGGAGACACGGCGGTCGCCAGAAGCACAACCAGCGCATAACTAGCGGGAGAAACCCACACGGACCAGTGTGGGGTGTCGGGGTCGGATCGCAGGGTTTGTCGATGTTTATTCGAGGCGCCGGGGCTTCCCCTGCAGCTCGCGGCGGATGATCTCGGGCACGCTCACGTCCTCCCGCAGGGCCCGGGTCGCGTAGCCGTCGTATTGCTTCAAGGGGATCGACACGCCTACCTCGACGGTCTCGTCGTCGTCGTCGACGCGCGGGCGGCCGGGATGCGTGCGCTTCATTCAGGCGACCACCAGGTAGGGATCCTGTGCAGGCCCCATGTCGGCGCCGGCGTGCCGGTCCATTCGGTCTATGGCATTGACCAGCGCGGCGGCCCCGTCGATCCGTTCGGTCGAGACTTTCTTCGACAGCTTGATATTCCCTGTCGCGTCCTGCTCAGCCGCGGCGTTCCCGATGCACCACCGGAGCACGGGGTGTCCATCATGCCGCAGGCGCGTCGTGAGGATAGCCGTTTCGAGCGACTTCGTCGGGGCCGACAAGGATCGGAACCCCTGCCGGATCGGGACACAGGTGAACCCGTCCTGGTCCTGGAGCTCCTGAATCAAGCCGGTCGCGTTCCAGGGGTCAAACGCCACTTCCTGCATCGAGAACTCGAGCGCCCACTCGTTCAGCACCCGGCGGACGACCTGGTAGTCCACGCGGTTGCCCGGCGTCGCGAGGATGAACCCGTCCCGCTCCCACTGGTCGTACGGCACCCGGTCCCGTGTCACGCGCTCGAGGATGTTGTCGTGCGGCATGAAGAACTCGGCCAGCACGTCGAAGCCCGGACCTTCGTCGTCGGGAAAGACGGCGGCCAGGGCGGTCAGATCCTTCGTGGACGAGAGGTCCATCCCCACGTAGCAGAGTCGGCCTTTGAGTCGAGCGCGGAACTCGGTGCGGGTCATGCGGCAGGCTCCGCGCAGACGTTACAGACATCCCAGGCGGCGAGACTCACCCACCGTTCGGCGCTTTCCGTCCACTGGTTGCCGTACAGCCGCCGCCAGGCCATTTCAAACGCGGGGATCTGCTGCGCGCGCTGGTTCGAGGTCCGCATTTCTTCGAGGCTGCGGAAATCCCCCAGCGCGGGATTGGCCTTGCGCCACTCGCGTTCATCGGTCCAGTCCGCGTCGACGGGCATCTCGTAGATGATCGGGAGAAACGTCGGATCGAGGGACGGGTTCTCGAGCACGCGCTTCGCGTGGCTGTAAAGCTCGTAGAGGATCGACTGCTTGTCGAAGCCGGCGGTCGAGATGGCGATCATGAGCGGCTGCGCGCGAGCGCCCTGGCTGGTGACCAGGACGTCCCAGAGATCACGCGTCGGCGCGCAGTGGAGCTCGTCGTAGATGACCACGCTCGCGTTGAAGGAATGCGCCGTGTAGGCCTCCGCGGAGATGACCCGGCAGAAGCTCCCGCTCGCGCGATGGGTGATCCGGAACGTAGACCGGATGATCTCGACCTGCGCGTCCAGTTCCGCATCGTTCTCGATCATCGCGACCATCGCGAGGAACACCTTCGAGGCCTGCTCCTTGTCCGCCGCGGCCAGATAGATTTCCCCGCCAATTTCCGGCGGCTGGTCGAAGAGGAGGCAGTAGATCGCGATGGCCGCGGCGAGCTCGGTCTTCCCGTTCTTCCTCGGCAACATCAACAGACAGGTGCGATAGATCCGGAGGCCGTCCGGCCGCGTGCGAAAGAGCTTCCGGATGATGCGCTGCTGCCACGGCCGCAGGTTGAACGGCTGGCGGCCGAACGTACCCGACGAATGCGTGAGCAGATTGATGAGCCGGACCGCGCGCGCGCCGGCGGATGTGCTCATTTCAGCGCACTACCCCACCGACTGACGGAGGCCGCGGCCGGCGTCGCCTCAGACAGCGGCTTCCCAAACGGCGACAGACAGAAGTCCTTCATCCAGGTCGCCACCCGATGCTGCAGCCCCCGGTGATTCGGGCCGCCGGCGGTCGACGGCGAGGCGGAGAGCGCCCGCTCGAGCACGACGGCCCGGCAGAGCATCACGAACGCGGCCGACGTCGCCGGCGTCAACGTGCGCGCCGCGGTCGCCTGCGGGGCCAGTTCCTGCCAGATCGCCAGCGCGTGGGCGTGGGCCTCGAGTTCGTTCACGTGCGCCTGGATCTCGGCGATCTGCGGGTTCGGCTCGCCCGGCCCTGACGCCTGCTGCAGGAACGCGAGCTGTGAGACGAGGTTCGCCAGCTCCGCCGCGTCCCCCTGGAGCTCGGCCGGCGGGTCCATGGCGTCGATCACAGCGCCTGCGTCCGCCGGGGCGCTCGGATGCCGGACGACGACCGCCAACTTCTTCTTCTGTCCCGACCCGACGCGCCGTCCGCCGCTACCTCGACCGCCCATGAGTCACCTGGCTTTGAAACTTTTGAAACACGAGGGTTTTGAACTGACTTTCACTCGCGTTTGGACACTGCGCGGTGTCTGGGCGCCCCCACTTCCTAGCCATTCGAAGGCCCCGCGACCCGTCTGATTCGTTCTGTTCATCGCTGGCCGCGCATCGCCTCGGTATGTGTCTTGACCTGGTGGCAGGCGTGGCAGACGGGCGCCAGGTTGTCGAGGGTGTCGGCGCCGCCTTCGGCTAACGGCACGATGTGATCGGCAATGGTCGCGCGGGTCCGGATGCCTTGGGCTCGACAGGTGCGACACCAGGGTTCTGCCGCGAACAACTGCGCGCGCCGGCGTTGGTTGGGCACACCACGGAGCCGCTGCACGATGGGTCGACTCCGCGTACGCCAGGGCTCGACCTGGTGACCGGGCTCGGTGCAGTTGAGGTTCGGGCACTTCGGGACGGAGCAGGGGCGAGGAGGCGCCATGCCCATGTTACGCTGCGTCCTTCACGACGGGGGCGCGCGCGGCTCGAGGCGCCCGCTTGTGCGTCAACGTCAGGTCCATCCGATCCACGACCATCGCGCGCGGGATGAAGCAGACGCCGCGATACGTGTGCTCGTCGGAATGCTCGGTGGCGAGGGTCAAGCCGTCGGCGTCATCTCTGAGCAGGAAGCCGTACGTCGTGTAGTGGGCCGATCGGTGTGGGAGTTCATGCTCGGCGTACTCGGTCACGGATCCCGAGGAGTGGGCATCGGCCCAGTAGATGGCGACGAAGGGTTTGTCGAGCAGTTTCATGCTTCGTCCAGCGTCGCCAAGAGCGCATGAATCGCGTCGATGGTTGCCGCTTTGTCCTCGGCGGGCATGGGCAAGAGCCGCATCACGGCTTCTAATTCTTCGAGCTCGGTGCGCGTGTGCACGCCGACCAGCCCCACGAGCGCCGTGCGCAGGCGGTCGCGCTCAGATCGCAGGTGGGAGAGAGCATCGATCGGAGCTGACGCCCTCTTCATGACAGCAGGATCCCTTGCGAATGTCCGGGACGAAGGGCACGATCAGGCGGACCGAGCCGGTGGATTGAGTATCCGCCTGTCAGCAGGGGGCGACGGTGTGCGACTCGGGACAGTTTCCCCGCTAGTTGCACGCACGTGTGCCTAGTTGCATCGCCGTTTGCAACGGTGCAGGCTGGAAGGCAGCATCATGCGAAAGCGCACCATGCTTCCTAGTGATCCGGTCGACGGCTTGTCCGCGATCCCCCACCTGCTCGAGGTGTCCCATGTAGCCCACCGGCTCTCGGCGTCCGAGGAGTTCGTGCGGCGGTTGATTCGGACCAAGCGCCTGGCCGCGATTCGGTTGGGCACCCGGTGGCGAATCGACCCGGTCGACCTGCAGGACTTCATCGAACAGGCCCGGCAGGCGTCCCAGTCGTGAAGGAATGCCGATGACCAGAACCGCTGCGCCCGCGTTGACGCTCTCCGGCTCCCCGACCCGCCGCGTCTCCTCCTTGGGGGTGACCGGGACGTTTACCCAGTACCCCGGGTTGATCGCCACCTTGCCCCCGCTGATCAAGACGCAGCGCCGCCTGGCCGCCCGGATCGCCGCCGTGGCGCAGGACGTGAAGGACGAGAAAGCCATCCGGCAGGACATCGATCGGTTGCTCGTGGCCGCGGGCTTGACGAAGGGCGACGTGGTGACCTGCGCCGGCTACGACGTGCGGCACAACGAGAAGGACGGGGCCGAGTCCTTGAACCCGTTGAAGGTCACCGAGCAGCTCGCGGCCGCCGGGGTTGCCTTGGAGTTGATTGCGCATGTCCTGATGGACAGTACCGAGACCGGGAACCCGTCGGCCTTCACCACGGTCACGCCCTCGAAGGGGGCCGTGGTGAAGGCGCCCCAGACGCTCCAGATCGCGAAGACGTCTCGGAAACGAGCCTGAACGATTTGGCGCGCGGGGTCAGCGTTCCCGGGGTTGGGCGCTGGGATCTACCGCGTCGGGCGCCGGGCGCTGTCTTTAACCAGGACGTAGCATTTCCGCGACAGGTCGTACTGCACGGCTTTCGGGTGGGCGCGTAGGTAGGTCGTCAAATCGAGCGAGGCCTGCGGGACCGAGATCCCGAACTTCCGCGTCAGGTGCTCGCGATTGATGAAGCCGTAGACCTCGAGCATCTCGGCGATCCAGTCCTGACGGTGCTGTGCGAACCAGCTACTCACCGGCGTAGCTGCAATCCCAATCGTGATCTTCTTCGAACAGCGCGCAGTGACACTTGGGGCAATGGGGATCGTCAAAGCACTCGGGGCAGCCTTTGTCACAGAGGCGGCACCACATCGCCTGATGGTCCCCGCAGAATTCGTGCGCCGTCTTATGGCCCTCGAAATCGCGGCACCACGGCTCACCGTCTATGCGGTCGTCCTCGTCGGCGGTGAGGCCTTCGGCCATGGTCACATCTTCCCGTTGCGAACGAGCCGCTCGACGGCCGCGTTCATCGTCGCGTCGTCGTTGGGGTCGTACTCCTCGACGGCGGTGGCCATCGCGCGCACGTTGCCGGGCAGGACGTTCCCCTTCGGCATGAGGACAACGATCGGTTTGTCGAGGTAGACCGCCAGCCCCATTTGGAGGATCGGGATCACCTCCTCGACCATCTTCGCGTTCCAGAGCAGGCAGAACGTCTTACTGCCGCTGAGACCTTCGAAGTTGCGGCGGGTCGCGTCGCGGAGTTCCTTGGTGATCTTCATGACAGCGCGTCGACGGCCTTGCGCGGCATCGCGAACGCAAACGCCTGAAGCTCGTCGCCTTCCGGCATCCGCACGCGTACGGGATTCAAGCGGAAGAAGCCACCGCCCGCGTAGTCACACGGCCCGGTTCCGGCCCCGCCGAACGATTCACGGACGCGGTCCTTTGGCAGCCACCGCCCGACACACGAGAACCCCGCCGCTGAGGACGGCGCGCCGGCGGCTTTGTAGTCCGCCACTGAGCATTCGTAGTGACAGACCGGACAGACGAAGCGCCACGTGAGGACGTCCGCGCCGAACAGCCGTTCGCCTTCGGCTTTCCATTCGTCGTGCGTCATGTTTGTGAGTTCCATCACGCCACCTCGGGTTTCCCTGCGGTACGGGAGGCCTGCGGATCCCCCGTCGTGACCCCGCGCGTCAAAGCGTCGGTCTTCATTCAGAGCCCCTCCAGATCCGTCCGTCGCCTGTAGCCGTATTTTGTGAAGCCTGAGAACCTCAACGCGCCGTCCTTGCGCGCCACGCGGAGCAACTCCTCACGCCCGCACGAGCTCACGATCTCGCGGAACAAGGATTCCTCGTCGGCTTGGGCGACCACTGTCAACGCCGCCGCTACTCCGCGATAGAAGTCGTCGGTCAGAGCCCCTCCAGATCCGTCCGTCGATACCGTCGACCCCGCTGTTTCACCTCGCCCGCCTGGACGGCCGCCCGTAGTTCCCCGTACGACACACCGGCAATCGCGAGCGCCGCCGCCTTGTCCACGTAGGCCGGCCTTGCCGACAGTTCTCCGACAACTGGCGGAGATGGCGCCGACTGCGCCAGCCGATCCAGAGCCGCGATGAACGCGTGTAGCAGCGCCTCGCCTCCCGGTCGTTGGAGGGCGGTTCCCGGGTCCGTGCCGCCCGGTCGGTGCCCGTTCCCGTTGCCGTGGGCCTGCACAGCCTCCAAAACGAACGGTGGAGGCGCTGGCCGGCGCTCAGACGCGAGTCGGGCCACGTCCTCAGGGTTGTAGACGGCCACGGCTGGGGAGCCCGCCTGGGGCCTCAGGCGCTGTTCCAGCTTTCGGGCCGCGGCGAGGCGTTCGACGGTCCGGGTGGAACAGCCGAGCGCGTGGGCGGCGTCGACGATCGGGAGCCAGTCCGACAAGGTGTCCGTCATGGCGTGTCGCCGGTGTCGGCTGTCGGAGAGTGGGACGTGGAACATGGCGGTTGAAAACCGGGCGAGTAGGCGAATAGCTTCCTCGTCTCGCCGCAGATCGGACAGATCGCCGCCTTCACGGCCGCGATGTAGACCTCGAGCGGGCAGGGCACGACGCACCCGAGGGGAATATCCACGTGGCAGGTCTCACACCGCGCCCAGCATTCACGCGTCACGGTTGTAGCTCCATCAGCGCGCCTTCCCTGGCCCGCGTCGTTGTTGCGCCTTCATCCCGAGTCGATATTCCCGGCGTAGCCAGTCCTCGATCGCGTTCGTAGCCTGGTTCAGATGTAGTCGTGTTTCGTCGCCGAAGTCCTGGACGAAGCGGTCCAAGACGACGCGTAATTCACACGCTCGGTTGAACTGCTCACTCTGGAGTTTCCGCCGGCTGCGGAGGGAGATCACGGTTGCAGCTCCATCAGCGCGTAGTCCCGCGCCCGGTTGACGTGCGACATTTCGATGTCTGTTCCGCCCAGGTCCGGATGTTTCTCGCGCGCCGCGGCTTTGTACGCCGAGTCCACCTGGTCGAGCGTCGGTGTCGAGTCCGCCGGGAAGCCGAACACTGCGCGCCAGTTCGCCGCCGTGTCCGCGGGGAGCGCCTTGTAGCCGGCGAGGGCTTGCTCGATCGTGCCGACGCCGTAGCGCTCGACGCGTCGCAACGCTTCAATGTGGCCCGCGATCGCGGCGATGTTGTCGGCGACGGTCCGGAACCGGTCGCACGCCAACACACTCGCCTTCCCCTTGAAGCTGAAATAGATCGCGGCACCGGGGTCGCTCGGGTTTTCATCGGACCGCGGGCGGCCGTCGAGCCGCAACGAGACGTTCGTCGAGAGCACGGGATTCCGCGCGCCCAGGCGTTCCACTTCGTTCTCGAGGCGCTCAGTCGCGAGCATCACGGTCAGGCGTCCGTTCGTTGTGCGCTTCGTGCCGAAGGGCGCGTCGAGCCGCTTGAAGGTCGGGGTGCGTTTCCAACCGACGGGCCATTCGAGGGGAAAGCGTTTGATCGATTCGTGGTCGATCACGGTTCGAGCTCCCACGTCTGTCCACACCAGGTGCAGTACAACCAGCCGGGGCCTTTCGTCTTCGAGGCCCGGGCGCCGGTGTTTCCGCACGAGGGACATTTTGCGGAGGTGATCTTTACGGCCTCGGATCGGGTCTTCGGGAGTCGCATCATCGCGCGCTGACCGGCGGGACGGAGACCCATCTTCTGGTTAATCCGGCTCATAGACCGCTCCTAGTCGCTTCCCCACTTCATGGGCCGCTACGCCTCGCGCAAAGGTCGTGATTCGCGCGATTGCGGCCTCTGACGTGGCGACACCGCCGGCGAGAATCTTGGCGGCAAGAATTCGGCTGAGTTGAACACCAACGATTTCCTCGACCAGGAGTATGTGATCTTGGTCGGTCAGATTCCTGTCGGTTTCGATCGCTTCGTTCACTAGTTGGTAGACGCGGTGCTCGATCTCTTCGACCTGCCTGCGGAGATACTCAGAGTGCTCGTCGGTCTTCATGTGTTCTGCCTTCCTGTTAGCAGCCTGAATGTGAATCGGCGGGCAGCGGCTCAGGAAAACCGCGCTTCGGGTTGCACTCCCTAGCCCGCCGAACTTGTCTAGCCGGACTTCCGTTCTCGCTCCGCGCGCGCTTCGGCGAGCACGCGGGCGATCTGGTCTGTCGTACGCTCGCGATCGAAGACCTGCTCGGTCGTGGCAATGATCACCCGCGTATTGACGGTGGCGCTCAGCGCCCCGCGGAAGCGTGCCGCGAACGCCGATCTCACGAACTTGATCGGGTCCCCGATTGAGTGCGCCGCAGGAATCGCGTTCGTCGTCTCGAGGTAGAACGCGCGCATCCGCGCTGGGCGGAGTTTCATCGGCCCGCCGAGCGCCTTCTTGCATTCGCGATGAAGAAACTTCGGGACGCAGAACCGGGGCCCACACCAGGCGTGCGCGTCGTGATCGGGTGTGCGGGTTGGGGCGACGAGAATTGGGAGTCGAGGCGAAAGGTCCAGGGGTGTAGCCGGCTG